AGGATGCAAGCTGAGGCTTTCCGAAACCAGGTGTATACCCTTATACTGTTGGGCATGAAGAACGCCATCGCCTCTGACCGGGTGACGATACGAGGCTTACTCGCAGCCCAAGGCCACGAGGATATGGCAAAAATTATCAAGGAGCTTTGATATGGCCATCACGTCCGCGATCCCCACGAGTTTCAAACAAGAGATTCTTGTCGGCACCCATAACTTTACGGCGACAAGTGGCAACACGTTCAAGCTTGCCTTGTACACCTCCAGCGCAACATTGGGCGCTTCAACCACAGCTTTCACGACGACAGGTCAAGCCTCTGGCACAAACTACACGTCCGGTGGTTCTAATCTGACCTCAGTCACTCCAACGACTAGCGGGACCACAGCGGTGTGCGATTTTTCAGATTTGACTTTCGGCACTGCTACCGTCACGGCGAGGGGCTGCCTAATTTTTAATAGTAGCGCCTCGAACAAAGCGTGCGCGGTAATAGATTTCGGTGGTGACAAAACCAGCACCGCAGGTGATTTCACAGTGGTGTTCCCAAGTCCCACGGCGACCGGCGCGATCATTCGGATCGCGTAATGCCTCATGCCGCTGCAAACCTTAGACTTCCAGCCAGGCGTCGACAAAGAGGGCACTGACTATTCTGCGAAGGGTGGTTGGGTCGATAGCAATCTGATTCGCTTTCGCAAGGGTCGAGTTGAAAAACTGGGCGGCTGGCTGAAGCTCGGCACGACTTACTTTCTCGGAAAAGCGAGGGCCCTGCACTCGTGGATCTCCCTGGGAGGCGTTCGCTACCTAGGTATTGGCACAACTGTCAAATATTATATCGAGGAGGGTGAGGCGTTTTACGATATCACCCCGATCCGCACGACAACCAACGCGGGCGATGTCACGTTCAGCGCGACCGATGGTTCTTCCACAATCACTGTGACAGACACGTCTCACGGCGCGGTGAATGGCGACTTTGTAACCTTCAGTGGTGCAGCCTCGCTGGGCGGAAATGTCACCGCAGCGGTGCTGAATCAAGAATATCAGATCGATCTCGTCACGACCGTCAACGCCTACACCATCACCGCAAAAGACACAGACGGCGCCACCGTCACGGCAAATTCATCAGATTCTGGTAACGGCGGTTCGAGCACGGTCGGCGCTTACCAAATCAATGTTGGTCTCGACACTTTCATCAAGTCATCGGGTTGGGGCGTAGGCACATGGGGGTCTGGCGGTTTTGGCTCCGCCTCGAGCATCAGTGCTGTGAACCAGCTGCGATTGTGGACGCATGATAATTACGGTGAAAACCTGATCATCAATCCGCGAGGCGCTGGCATCTTTCGGTGGGTAGAAAACAACGGTGTCAGCACAAGGGCGCTCGAGCTTTCAGGGATTTCGGGAGCGAATCTTGTGCCAACCGTAGCGTTGCAGGTAATCACCTCCGAAACCGATCGGCACTTGATCGTGTTGGGGGCAGACCCCATATCGGGCAGCAGCCGTACCGGGGTAATCGACCCGATGCTGATCGCATTCAGTGATCAAGAAAACGAACTCGAGTTCGAGCCCACTGCTACGAACACAGCTGGTTCGTTGCGTTTGTCGTCCGGCTCTTTCATCGTGGGAGGCATCAAATCTCGACAAGAGGTTTTGATTTTCACTGACACCAGCCTATATTCGATGAACTTCATCGGGCCACCCTTGACCTTTGCTCTGAACCTGGTCAATGAGGGATCGGGTCTAATCGGCCCGAAGGCGGCGGTCAACGCGCCAAACGGCGTTTTTTACGCAAGCAAGACGGGGTTCTACTTTTATAACGGCTCGGTGAAAAAGCTGGCATGCTCCGTTCAGGAGTTTGTCTTTAACGACCTCGACCTGGGGCAAGCGTTCAAATGCCACATGGGTGTGAACAGCGAGTTCGGAGAGATTTGGTTTTTCTATCCCAGCATTGAAGACGCAACCGGTGAGATAAGCCGGTATGTGATCTATAACTATGAAGAGAACCATTGGGCTGTCGGCAGTTTGATCCGATACTCCTGGCTAGATGCAGGTATCGAAGACCTTCCTGCAAGTGGAGCTACCACCCCACAGGGCGAGTGCATTTTCGAGCACGAGACTGGCTTCGATGACAATGGCGCTGCGATGACTGGCGTATTCATAGAGAGTGCAGATCTCGATATTAGCTCAGGCGATAGCTTTAGCTTCATCAAAAAGATCATACCGGACATGAAGTTTGTCACCGATCCAGCGGTGTCGAATACGCCTGCCATGAATATCGTTTTGAAACGACGTGATTTTCCGAACCAATCTCTGACCGTAGATGCCACAACGCAAGTGACACAATCCTCGACGTTCAGTAATGTCCGAAGCCGAGCGAGACAAATGGTATTCCGGTTCGAAAGCGACGACGATAATACTGCCAATGATCAACTCGGTTACAAGTGGCGGCTCGGCTCAACGAGGATTGACATACAGCCTAGCGGCAGACGTGCATGAGCAAGCTGCTCGAAACGCGGCTGCCGTTTGCCCAGGGCGAAACGGTGTCAGCCGATACGTTCAACAGACTCATCCGTATTCTCGAACTGAACCTGAGCCGTGTCGATTTCACAATATCACCGCATTTCAACGCCACCGAAATCAGTGAGCTTCAGTTTGCAACCGGCTCGATCATATTTAATACTACGACGCAGATTCACCAAGCTTTCGACGGGACGCAGTTCAGGGATCTGTATAGTCATCAGACGTACCCGACAGGCTTGGCGGCAACGACAGCAGTGGGTGGAGTATCGGTGACAATATCATGATGGAACTCGAGCAAGCGTTACTCAACGTCTACAACACAAAAGACAGGCAAATAGCTGAGCCTTTTGCTGAAGGCGGAACCGTCGTCGAAGCTGAAACAGAGACAACCCCCGAAATGGATCGGATGCTAATGGAGGCGCAACAAGGCGTCGCCGAAGGGGCACAACAGGATCCAAACGCCTCCTTGGTCGAATACATCGATGAGCTGATGACTCAACGTGACCAAGCAGAGGATCCCAGCGAGCGTGCTCAGATCGAGCACATGGCAGAAGCCGCGGTGCTGAGCCAGGAGGCCCCGATGGCCGCTCAAGCATTTGAGATCGCAGCACAAGGCCGGGGCGAAGACACTGCCTTGGCGCACCTCCGACCGGGTGAGGTGGTTCTTCCTCCAGAAATGTTCGAGGATCCAGAGTTTGAACGGATGGTCGAGAGCCGTTTTGGCGAGCTTGATCTGGATCCAGAGGCCCATGTCGTTGGGCTTGGTATTGCAAGCCTCAACCCGATCACCGGGTTGGAAGAATTTGGCTTTTTCAAGAAGATCGCCAAAGGGATCAAGAAGGTTGTAAAAAAGGTCGTTAAGCCGATCGCAAAAGTCGCCCAATTTGTTCCAGGGCCCTGGCAACCGATCGCAGCTTTGGCGAACAAAGCATTTACCGTCTATGACGTAGCCAAGGGTCGAGCCAACCCTTTGAGCTTGTTAACTGTTGCAGGGCCTCTGGCGACTGGTGGTGGTCTTGGCAAAAATATTAGTGACATTTCGAAAGCTGGTAGTGGTAGTTTTCTTGGCGGTCTCGGTAAAGGACTTTTGGGTACTGGCTCTGCTTTGCGCGGCGGTATTGGAAGTTTGTTCTCAAACCCCGTTGAAGCGTTGACGAAAGACCTGCCGAACCTATTAAAAACTGCAAACTATCAAGGGATGTCGCCCGCTGAAAGAACAACAGATGCCGTATCGCGTTTGCGCGAACTGACCCAAGACCCGAAAATAAATGAGTTGGTGCAAGAATTCCGAAAAGCTGGCTTGAATCCAGTTCAGCAAATACAAGCTCTCCAACAAGCGGGAGCAGGCGGATCGATGCTCGGCAACATCTTCAGCGGTCAAACTTCGTTGGGAAATATTCTAGGCGGCACGGGCCAGCCAGGGCAGCAAAGCGGTGGTGGGCTCGGTGGATTACTTGGCGGCGGTCAACCAGGCCAAAGCCAGCTTGGTTTGATTGAAGACTTTTTGAAAGGCAGGCCGTCAGGCCCAGTGCGACAAGGCGGGGGCATTGGCAGTTTGTTCGGCGGCGGCGGCGGTGGCGGTGGTTTCGACCTAGGAACCCTCGGCGCGCTCGGTGCTGCTGGTTTGATCGGCAAGCTTGCTTATGATGAAGCCAAGAATATGCGTGGCGTTCCGCTGACACCTTTAACACAAGAAGGCTCGACCGGCAGATATAATATCGAAGCCGAGATCGCCAGGCGCACAGGACAGCCTGCTCCCGACCCTGTGGAATTTGGTTTGTTACCAGAAGGTACAATACCTACCCTAAGCGGCGGCAGAAGGGCTCCAGAGCAAGAGCAAGAACCTGTCATGCAGGCACGTTACGGTGGCCCAGTCATGGCCTTCGCCGAGGGCGGCGATGTCGCGATCGAAGATTTCAAAAGAATGGATGGCCCGATCAATGGGCCTGGCACCGAGGTCAGCGATGACATACCGGCGATGCTATCGGATGGTGAGTTCGTCATGACTGGACGCGCAGTTCGAGGAGCCGGGGCGTTTGATCTCCAAAGAGGTGACGGCGGAATTCTGACGCTCACGCCTAACGGCAGTGAAAGCAGAGACAAAGGCACAAATCTTATGTACGAGATGATGGAGCTGTTCTCTGAGTTCGCTGACAAACCAAAGAGGGCGGCAGCATGAGCATCTTGACGCCGGGACAGTTAGCACAGGTTCGTCGGTTTCAAGAGGGCGGGAGCGCAGAACAACCCTTCGTTGGTGGTGTCACCAAGACAGAAACCCGAATGGATCCAATCACTCAGCAGCTACTGTTTGGGCTTGATGGACAAGGCGGGTTTATTCCTGGCGCCTTCCGCGCAGCAGAGCGCACGTTCTTCGATGACCAAGGCAGACCGATCGTCATCCCTCAAGAAATCGCCGGGCTGTCTCCCGATCAAATC